TGACATTAAGTTTTCATCATCCCAATCTAATACTTTTCTTTTTAAGATAAAAAATTCAATTTCAATTTTTTCAAGGGGGATATTATATTGTTCTGAAAAATATTGTTTATATAATAATAATTGGAATTGTTTATCTTCATTCTTTTTATCTTGGTCTCTCCAACCTCTAGTACTGGTCTTAATGTCAATTATCTTAAATGTATCTGTTGCTTCATGGTATGTGACAACATCAAGATACCCCATATATAATACGTTATTATACATTTTATTTGGTGCAATTACAATTGGTATTTCACAACCAACTAAATATGTACCTTTTTTACTAAAATAAGCACTACGTTTTTTCTTAAACCAGTTTAGAATACCAATACCATCTTCAAAAAACTCCCTCATTTCAGTAGCTGAGGAGAAGTGTTCATTTTTATTTGATTTGTATTGTTTTTGATACTCGTCTATAAATGTTTGTTGGAATTTATCTTCCATATTGATTTCCCTATCGGCGGCTGCAAATGAACTTTCGTAAGCTACATCTAGGTAATTTTGTATCACTTCATGTATAGCTGTCCCAAAAACAGTATGTATAGAAGATGTAAATCGTTTAATTTTATCTTTATACTGAAGTTTCCACCTATGAGGACACCCTCTAAATATAGACATCTGCGAATATGAAATATTCTTTTGATATGCATAATTAACAGGTGCAGGTGGGTTATTTCTAATCTCCTTTATTATTTTTGGGGGTTTTTTCGCCAAACTATTTTTTCCATTTATCTCGACCTACTAAAAGACCTATTATACCATAATTGGCAATATCAATAAAAGTATCTTCCATACCTTCACCTTCAACAAATGACCTACCATTAACTAGTAGATTTTTTAAACGTGATATTTTATCAGTTAATCTAATACATAACCCAGTTAGTGAAAATTGTTTATCATCGCTATTATTAACGATATCTCCACCTAAAGCAATGTTATTTAACCCATAATCCATATGTTTACGAGCAAACATTTCATACTGTTCCTCTTGTATTTTCGAGAATTCTTCTGATAATTCAGGGTATTGTTCTTCAAAATGTAAAATTACATCTATCTCGTCTGTTTTACCATTTTTAGCATTCATAATTTCTCTATCACTCATAACTTTTTCTATTTCTTGGGCATTAGAACCAAAATGTCCCATCCCGTTTATTTTTTGTTCTAGCTTATCAAAGTAAGCATTTACACTGCTACCCATTTAGTTGCCCCTTAGTATTAAAATACTTATCTAGTGCTGATAACCTATCATCTGCGTCAACTAACATAATGAGTGCTTCTTCAGCATTCTTATAAAAGTCTCCAGTTGAATGATCTCCAATACCAACTGCTTTATTACCTAATAATTCAAGTGATAATAGTGCTTTTGATTTATCTGCTTGCGCAGATGTTCTTAACATATCTACTAATTTACTCATTTTAATATAGTTTTAATTTCTTTTTTATTTAATCCTCTATTGGATAATATACGACTAATTTGTGTGGTATCCAACAAAATTATGGATTCTTTTGCTTCTCTACTTGAACATTTTAAATAATCCCTTAAATGTTCAATTAATTCTTTGTTTGGTTCCTTTGTCTTTGATTTAATATATTTATTCCATTTATTATTTCTAGGGATAAATTCTTTATAAACATTATAAATCATTGCTTTCTCTTGTGGAGGTAATTCCTGCACATAATTTACTACTTCTAAATAATTAGGATTCATTGACATAAATCTATGAATCATATAACTATTCCAAACTTCCCAATCTTTTTCTGTAAAAGAATCGGATTGGGGTTTGGTAGTATTAATTGCTTTTAACCAATCAAAGATGTTTTCCATTTAGCAAAGTTCATCCTTAAGTTCTTCTCTAAGTTCTAACGGAATACCGTCTTTTAAAATTTTACCATTTGTAGGGTCAAAGAAAACAGGAATTGGCATAATAGCATCGTTTTCTGTACCTGCTACAAATTTAGAAATTTTTCTTAAAATAATCCCAGATTGGAATAAACTTCCACCTTCTGAGTTTTTAATACCTTCTGTATTGTTAAGGTCGATTTGAGGTTGTTGAATTGGTTGTTCCATAATTTTTATTTGTTATTTAGTAAATTTTGAATTAATGACATTATATTTATTTCCTTGTCAATTCGGAAGTTTGCTTTGTATTGATGTTCGTTTATTAAAATAGAGGCTGTACCTTCTTTACCTGGTAAGTATTCAGATGCTCTTTGGTATAAAGATTTAAATAATTCATCAAAATCATTTATATTAGCATCAGCTATAATTTGGCGTATGTCACTAAATTTAGATTTGTTTGATAGTGCCGTAATTACTTTATCTATATAATTAGATGATACCAGTATTGATTGGTCTAGTTGTAACTTATTATCTAACGTAGATAACTGTATAGTATTAATACATTTGCGTAAATCTGGGTAATATTGGTTAACTAAAGGTACTAGATCTTTGATGTCATGTTCAATAGATTCTTGTTGTAGTATCCAATTTAAATGTTTAGCAACATCCTTTTTAGTAGGAGGTACAATTTTAAGTACTTGACATCTAGATTGTAATGGGTCAATAATACGCTCCACAAAATTACAAGTCATAATAAAACGAGTTGTACGTGAAAAAGTTTCGATGATATTACGAAGTGAAGCTTGTGCCTGTATAGTAAGAAAATCAGCTTCATCTAGAATAACTACTTTAATGGGTTCAAATGAAATAGTACTTGCAAATCCCTGTACTTTATCTCTAATAGTCTCAATACCCCTTTCATCTGAAGCATTGATATAAAGATAATCACATTCAAGATTACTAACAATAAGCTTAGCTAATGTAGTTTTTCCTGTTCCTGCGGGACCATAAAAAATAAGATTTAAAATATCATTTTGTTCTAAGTACTTAGATAATGATTTTTTTAAATTTTCATTCCCCACGAACTTATCAAGGGTTGTAGGGCGATATTTTTCATTAAGTAAACTATTTTCTTTAGTACTCACCATAAATGCTGAATTTTTGTTCTTGTACTGGTTCTACTGTAACTGTTTCTGTTGAAATCGCGAATAATTCTCCCCTTAATGGTGCTAGCCTATATTCACCTCTAAATCCGGTTTTAGTCATATATGCTTCTAAGGTATCTGTTAGAGTTTTATGTACAGGACCATCAGGTTCATTTGCTACTAACCTCCATTTATCACCAGGTGGTACTCTTCTAGCAATTAAAATGAATTCTTCTACTATTTTTTGTTGTTTTTCCATGTGTATAATATACGAAAAATTAATGGGGGAGACAAATCTCCCCCGATTAAATTATTTTTAATATTGACCTGGTAATGGGTCAGCTGTTTTTCTTGCTAATTCGGCTGTTTTATCTTGAGTCAAAGTACACTCGGTTAATAATACAGTTCCAGCAACTGATGCAGCATTTTCTAATGCTAACCTTGTTACTTTAGTTGGATCAATAATACCAGCATCTTTAAAATTCTCAATACCACCAATTTTAAGATTAAATGACTCCCATATATCATTATTTTTAACAATATCACGAGATAAAATTTGCGAATCAATTGTTTCAATTCCAGCATTTTTTAAGATTTGTTCAAACGGAGCTCCACAAGCTTCATACACAATTCTTCCGCCTTTAGTACTCAAATCAATACCCTCACGTGCAACTAGTAATGCTTTACCACCACCTGGAACTATTCCTTCTTCAATAGCGGCTTTTGTAGCATGTAGAGCATCATCAACTCTATCTTTCTTTTCTAACATTTCAGTTTCAGTCTGTCCACCTACATGAACAATAGCTACTCCTCCAACAAATTTTGCCAAACGGTTTTGTAATTGTTCCTTTTCAAATGGTGTTGTAGATTTATCAATCTGTGTTGTTAACTCTTCAATACGTTTTTCAATAGCTTCAATTTCCCCTTTACCATCTACAATGGTTGTCTGGTCTTTAGTTATGGTTGCTTTTCTAGCTTCACCAAACCAATCCCAACTAAACTTATCAAGTTTCATTCCTTTATCTTTACTAAATACTACACCACCAGTAGTGACAGCAATATCTTCAAGAACTAATTTACGTCTTTCACCAAAATCCGGAGATTTAACAGCACATACATTAACTGTTCCTCTCATTTTATTTACAATCAGAGTAGCTAATGCTTCATTATCAATATCTTCAGCAATAATTAATAATGACTTACCTTGGGCAGATACTGCTTCTAATATAGGTAACAACTCTTTTACTGTATTTAACCTTTGGTCTAGAATTAAAATTGCGGGATTATCTAATGTAGATGACATTGTATTATTATCTGTTACAAAGTACGGAGATTTATAACCTCTGTCAAACTGCATCCCTTCTACTGTTTCTAAAAATGTTTCTCCAGTTTTAGATTCTTCAATATGAACTACTCCTTCTAGTCCTACTTTATCTATTGCTTGTGCAATCAACTTTCCTACCTCAACATCATTATTAGAAGAAATACTTGCTACTTGTTCTAGTTGTTCATCACCTGAAATGTCTTCAGATACTGGTCCTTTAAGATTTTTAACTACAAACTTAACAGCATTATCTATATCTCTTTTAATCTGTACTGCATTATCACCATTATCTAATGATGAAAGGCCTAAATTAATCATTTCTCTTGCTAGTAATGTAGAGGTGGTTGTACCATCACCTGCCTTATTTGCTGTTTGAACTGCCGCCTGTTTAATAAGTAAAACACCTAATTCCTCACTAGGGTCTTCTAACTGGAATGCTTGTGCTACAGTAACACCATCTTTAGTTGATTGAGGTGGTTCCATTACCCCTCTAAATATAACCACATTTCTACCATTAGGTCCTAAGGTTGACACTACAGCATCTGCTAATTTATCAATCCCTACTTTTAATTTTGTTCTGGCTTCTTTACCAAAGTGTATTTTATTTTCTACCATTTTATGAAATTTGTGTTAAATTTGATTTATCTTCTTCTGTTAATTCAGTACTAGCTACTACTTCGTTTAGATCTACTTCACTTTCGATTACTGCAAGTACTTGGTTTTCAGGTCCCACTAAATATTCTTCCCCATTATAAGGCAATTTTGTAAAACCTTGTGTAGGTAATACTACTTTATCCCCTACCTTCAATTGTGTTGGGATTCTAACCCCTGAGAATGAAAAATTACCAAGTCCTACTGAAATAACTTCACCAAAGGTATTAGTATCTTTTCCCATATCTGGGACAATAATGTTCCCATATGTTTCTTCTTCAGCCTCTATAGGCTTTACAATACATGCATTGTAAATTGCTTTTACTTTCATTTTTTACTTGTTTTTATATATTAATTGTTTATGAATTTTATTATACTCATCAGTATATGATTTAATTTTGTCTGATTCTTTTGTATATTTTGCTAAGAAATCATCGAGGTTATTATAATCATCCTCACCACATTGTAGTTGAGAAATTTTAGTTAGAGCCTGCCCCATACTAGAAACATAGTATAAAGATTTTTCGTATGTTTTAGATTTTCCCTTAGACCTAAAATGGCCTGCATCTGATGTTACAGTTTGTTTAATAGTGTAACTGTACTCATCTTTAGTAATGAAAAAAGGATCTAGTCGAGGATCTCGAATTGTTTGAATCGATTTTCTCTTTTTGGGTGTGTTGATTTCTGCCATATATAACATATTTAATTAGACGTGAATATACGAATAATATTGCGCTAGGACACGCTTTTTTGGTAAAACTTTTATTTTATTTTAATTGTTTTTGCTTTTTTAGATTCCGCAATTGGAATAAATAGATGAAGCA